TGATATATTCCTGGTTGAAAACTACACTTGTTATTGTATTCGTCATTGATAAACAACTTGTGTATCTCCTTACGACGTATCTCAAACCCCTTTTTAAGTTCGGGGTCGCAATAAACCTTGAAGTCGGTGTTTATCATACGTATCTTAAAGTTCTGATATTTCAAATCCAACTTGAACTCAGGCTCAGTCGCAACATTTAGAATGATGTTCTTATCAATCGTATTATAGATTTCCGTAATGTCGCCGATAATATGATTGACAATATGCTCGGTATCCTTGACATCCTTGATACCCGTCAATTGTATATTGCCATTCTTGAATATCTTGACATTAGGGATATACTTGTCGTGAAACTTGTAAATCACCGTAACCTGATTATCAAACCTATTCTTTTTCATCGTATTCTTCTTGCTCTTCCTACGCTTCTTGGGATACACGCCCTTCGACGCATCTGTCCCGTTTTTCATAAACTGAACCCATACAACCCCCTTGTCGCACCCTTCGGCAACATTCTCAATCACCTTGATATTGTCAAACAAGATACCAAGATTTATATTGATGTTGTTGCCAATATTCGCATTACACGTTATCGTCGAAATTCTATACGGAGAAAAGTAAATGCCCGTCGAAGCATCGCCAGTCGCCGTCGTAATATCTGCCATTTGTGAGAGCATATATATAAGAATATATTTCCTTATATCAATTTTTATTTCGTAACGATTAAACTGAGTTTATTATCAATCGTGTTGGCGTTCGCCGTCGATGTCTTCGCTTTATTCTTATTCATCGTCGATTGATTGTCTAATTTGATGTGCATGTTGTCGGTTATATTCTTTAAATACGAGGTATTCACGACTTCATAACTGAAATTCGTAGAAATCATCGGCGGGAGATTAAGAATATAGGTTTTGTCATTCGTGTAATGCCCTGCTCTAAACTCGTCAATCGACATCGGTCCGTTGAATATTTTTAGTAAAAACCTTGATGGAGCGGGACGAATAGGATGCGTGTATCCGTAGTGTTTGCTAAGCATCTGTATTAAACTATTGATTTCCCATACCTTGTCGCTACCGCAATGCGAAGAGAAGTTGTAGGCGTTCGCACATTCGAGCGAACAAAAGTTCCCAAACAATACATAGGTGTCGGTTTTAATATTATATTTATAGGGCATCCCGAACGTCCGATTGTCGATAGGGTGGCAACACCAGTAGCAATTGTTATTCGAGTTTAGGATTTCGTCGGTATGCGAGACTTTCAAAGAATACTCGCTATTGCTATTATCAAAGATGATATTGTCCTGTATCGTGCTATACGTATTGTTTTCATTGATATAAAAACAGTTCGGCTCATACGGCTCGGGGAACTCCGTTGTCGTATTGCTATCCGTTATATTCAACTTGTTTATCTGAGCGGACGAAAGAGGCAGTTGTAAAATAATATCATCATTTTCAACTACCGAAACGTCCTTGATGATTGTATTCATTAGGTTTTTCTTCTTCTTCGCATCGCTTACCGTATCGTCCGTTGTTTTCGCTTTTCGAGGCATATAAGAGAATTATCAAAGCAACGAAGAGGCGAAGCCTTATATTAAAGATATATGCGTTTATTATTTATATCATTGTTTATCAAAATAATCCTTGAAATAAGTGATGTTCTTGATTAATACGTCATTGGCGGCATTTGCGACAGGCGATGACGCCGTGGCGGAAGCAGCGGAAGCGGAAGCCGTAGGCTGCGTATCGAACTGAACGTCGCTTTTCGCAGATATACATTTCATCTTAATCTCCCTTATTTCGTTATTCAAGGTGTTTATCGTGTCGATTAGATATTTAATGATGTATCCTGATAATAAGATTAGGATTAATACTAATAAATCCATTGTATGTATTTGCCACTCTCTTTTTATTTAAAGAAGGATATAAAAAATATGACAGACACGCACGTGTGAGGGGGCTACCTCGACCACATAAAATTACACGTTCCGTTAATCACCGAGAATACGTTGATGACCCTCGTATATACGATGACATCCAGTTTCACTTCGTTTTCGTTGATATAAGGCACTTCCTTGCGTCGCATCAAATCGAATAGATACTTGAACTCGTTTTTCTTCGTGATATCTTTTGTGCCGTCGTTGTTCCCACGATTATTGATATTTATATATAAAGACGTGGTTATCATCTGGTTATTAAAAGAACCCGCACTCACTATTTTCTCGGGAAAGAGCGAGAACGAATAACTGTATATTCCAGTTCGTGGGACGTTCGTATGATACTGATACGGCTGGATGTTGTTATAATAATACGCCTTTTGGTCTTCACGAATGATTGTGTCCGCCCATTTGATTTGTGCGGTTTCTAACAATCCCATCGTTTCGTTATAGGTATGCGAAGCAGTATAGTTGTCGTGTATGTTGAACTTCTCTGGAACGTCGGTTCGACGCAATACCCATACAATTTCTTTAATATGATTGTAGGAGTTTGTTAAAGTATAGTTGTCGCCATAACTCGTGATATTTAATGCGGGATACGCTTGTCTCTTCACGTAATCGACGACGTATTTGACAATCCCCTCGTTTTGTAAGGAACTCATTCGATACGCACTGTCGAGAAAGATATAATTCACATCCAGAAAACACTGAATATAACTTTCGCTCCCTATAAACGTATTGATTTTTATCGTATCTTTATATATCATATTGTAGAACTTCGGCGATACGTAGAGTTTCAGTTTATCACACCATACCTGATACAACATCTCGATATCATTGATGTTGATATCGACTTTAATCTCCTGATTTTGTATCTTGTATAACGGCAATGCCAACGACGGATTTCGCGTAAACCAGAAGTTCAAAGGCACTTGTAATATTCGCCCTTTTATCGAAGGGTTTCCAGCATTGGCTACTTTGTCCGTCGTCGGATATGTTTTGTTATACAAGATGTTATTTCGAATCACATACCTCGTATTGTTATTATTGGGGTTCGTGTATTCGGGAATATTCCCTATCAACTTGTTATACTCTACGCCGTCCTTGTTCGTCAATTCATTCCATATATTCATCCATTCGCCGTAGATTTCGTCGATAACACTCCCTTCCACCCGTATCGTCGCAGTCTTGATAAAGTTGTGTCCGACGTTCGTTATCCAGCGAAAGCGATGCACGTCCGTAGAGTAGATGTCGGGTAGATTAAACGACAGATACATATTGCTTACTAAATCGCCGTATCGCTTGATTGTGAAGGTGATTATCTTGTTCTCCGTCGTGAAAGCGAGGTTAATCGACGAATTGATATCGGGAATAACATTCTTATTTTCCATCGAGAAATTGACGTGCTTATTATACACATATTTATAGTAATTGATACAAGGATTTAAATTAATATATGAGTCCATCTGACCTTTTAAAACTAACTGTGTAATACCACCGCCCATTTACTATAATATATTATATTTAATATACTTTGTTTTACTTAAATATTCATTCGTTCCCTCATTCATTCCTCGTTCCCCTCGTTCCCCCCGTTCCTTCGTTTCACTATTCTTTATCATACTTCCTTATAAACGCCAGTAATTTCTCGTATGTCCTTGCCTCCTCGAAAGATGCGATGATGTTCGAAGAATTATCGACCACGACAAACGTCGGGAAACTCGAAATCCCTAAACTTTTAACACGTTCGAGGTGTTCGCTACGATTGTATTTTTTAAGCGTTATGTGATTAAACGTTTCCTTATTTAATTCTTCCCATATACCCGACTCGTTAAACTTTTCGCAATGTCCGCACCTATCCATATAATAGTATTCAAAACTGAGGCGTTTTGCGTCGCTACCACCGAAGAACCTTTCACGTATCACGTCCTTATTCGAGAGTATTACTGCGAGTAAGAATACCGTGGATATTATAATAATCGTGTAAAGCGTTCCACTACTCGAAGTTTTGCCACGAACACGAGCAAACGTTTTCGCCATTCAAATCTATTCTATTCAATTCTAACATAATGATATATAATAATTTATAATTATACTAACTAAACGATATTGTTAATAATCTCGGGATTATCAGAGTATCTCTTAGTGATTGCGTCCTTCGCATCATCATTGTCATTTGTGAAAGTTATAAACGTATAAAAATTATTAATCTTCTTTGAAATGACGTTGTTTAAAAAATCCTCGATGCGTTTGCTTTCGATTAAAATCACCCGACAATCTAACGTGTCATAGTTGATATCGAAATCGAACTCGGTATCGGCGCCAGTTAGATAGACGCTAAAATCCCTCTTTTCTAACAACCTCTTATATTCGCAAATATCGCCATCGCATACAACGATTGTCCGATAGATAAGATGGGTATTATACAACGTATCAAGTTTATCCACGAAATCCATAAGATATTTGATGTATATCTTTGATATATCATAGTATATCGAATAATTTTTATATAAGATTATTTATATATTATCATATAAATGGACGACAAAGTAGTAAAAATACCTTTATCTATTTTTAAAAATCGGTATAACATTGATGTTCCCGATAATATACTACAAAAAGCGGAAGCCCTTAAAAAATCGTGTAGTTGTTTTGATTCATTCTACGACCCGAAGATGATATGGGAAAAGAAAATATATAACAAGAAGGATAAACCGCATCACGTTTCACACGCTTCACAGCATTCACACGCTTCGCACGTTTCACATCATCAACAATATCAACCGCATTCGCAGCATACACAGCATTCGCATTATCATAACGCTCAGCATCATCAGCAATATCCGCAGCAGCATTCGCATCATCAGGCTTCGGCATACGCAGGGAATAGCGCATCCGTAAAAGGTAGGTTTCATATTATCATTCCCGACTTCTCTGATAATTCCAGCACGAAACGTGCGTTGATAGGGCATCTGAATAAATTGACCGCTAAAAATAGAGATGTCATTTATGAAAAAATCAAGGCGATTATCGATGCGAATAATACAGAGGAACTTTTTTTAATTATTTGGTCTTATATAAAAGTATGCGATGTATCCGTCGTTCCGTCTGCCGTGGCTGCCGTTCCGTCAGACGACAATCTATACATCAAATTGCTCGACTACTTTGATAATGCTTTTTTAACGCAGATGATAAATAAATTATGGGACAATTATATCAATCAAAAGGAGTGGATACCGCCGAAATATATATTTGAAAATAACCTATTGTTGCTTAACAACGAGTATGAGTTATACTGCGATTATGTGAAGTGGAAGAAGGGTATCCATA